TGCCGTACGCGACCCCCGCCCGCTGCTCCGGGGAGGCGTACAGAGCCGAACCCACCGGTGTGCCGGCCGTCGGTTCGGTCGTTGGCAGCACCCTCGCGAGCCCGAAATCCGTGATCTTGGCACGGTTCTCCGCGTCGATGAGCACGTTCTCGGGCTTCAGGTCGCGGTGGACGATGCCTTTCTGGTGGAGGTAGGCGATCCCGCTCAGCACCTGGATCCAGTACTCGATCGACTGGCGCGTGTCCTCGGATCGGCCGTCCATGTAGTCCCGAAGCGTCCCCACGCAGAGCTCCATCCGGATACACAGGCACACGAGCGATTTCTGCCGGACGAGCCGTGTCTCTTCCTCGTCGTTCTCGTCGTCGTCGTCGTCCGGCGGCTCGTCCGTCTTTTCGATCCAGGAGGCGTAGTAGCGCACGATCGAGGGGTGAGAGAGGCGTGCCATGATCCTCGTCTCGGAGAGGATCCGACCGGCCGTCTCCTCGTCGATCGGGATCTTTTTGACGGCGTAGTACTGGTCGTCCAGCGGCTGGTACTCCTTGTACACGCGCCCGAATCCTCCCCTCCCCACACAGGCACAGATATCCGTCCGCTGCAGCGATCTCGGGAGGATCTCGGTGGTCATGATGAGAGGTGAATGGTATGGTCTTTGTGTCTTGACGAGTTCATTTTTGTTTTTTCATGGATTGTTTATCTTGATCAGAGGTAGAGATGCGGATCGATCACGTCTACGTCCTCTCCCTATCGGATAAGGTTTTTTCACAAAAGAGATGTCGGTTTCAGCTCCAGAAGCACGGCATTACGGATTTTACCATATTTGATGCCGTGGACGGCCGCCTCCCCGGTTACGACGACCTCTACGCCCGGATCGCCGCCGGCATGGACGAAGATTTCCGTCGGCACAATTTTTCACGGGGAGCGCTCGGGTGCCTCCTCAGCCACCTGGAGATCCTCCGGGACGCCCTGGTCAACAGGCGCAAAAACATCCTCGTCCTGGAAGACGATTTCCTCCTCTGCCACGATTTTGCGTCGCGGCTCCGGGACGTGGTGGACAGACTGCCCGCGCGGTGGGATCTCGTGTATCTCGGAAAAAAACAGGGACGACCGGACGAGCCGTTCCATCGGCACCCGCGCGTCCATCACGACGCGCGCTTCGCGGAGCCCGTCGGGATCGATGATTTTTTCTATCGACCGAGCCATCGGACGTGGGGTTCGCACGCCTTGCTCCTCCACGAGACGGTTTTTCGAGCCATCCTCCGAGCCGGATCCGAGTATTTCGCCCCGATCGACCTCGTCCTCATCTCCCTGTACGACCGCCACGTCTTTCTCGCCGTCCGGAAAGATCTCGTCATTACGGACGAATCCGAGAGCACGATCCTCCAGAAGCCGCAGAGGACGTGGGACGGGTGGACGGGCGAGTACGGGTGCCGAGAGATGCGGCGGCCCCATCGCGTCTTTATCGTGGGCAGTAATTTTCATCACACCCATACCTACATCCACGAGATGTACAAGAAATACCTCGAGTACTACTACCCACACCTCGAGGTGACGCTGACCAAGACCAACGACTACCTCCGCTACCCCGGATCCATCGTCTTGTGCAGCCCCGCTCATTTCCCCGAAAAGATGGTTTTTCGGGACACACACCTGTACATCATCCATCTCGATAGCGACGGCGACGACAAGGATTTCTTGGAAAAATACAAGAAATCCCAGCGCCTCGAGAACAAGGATTATATTGTGCTCCTGTGCCGGGAGGGGATCACTGATCTCGATTATTTTGGTCTCGACGTCGCCCGCCGCGTGCTCTGTCTCCCGTGGTTCTGCGACCGCCTGTACCACGAGATCGCACAGCCTCAGGACGTCTGGTCCAGAAAAGATGGATGGCTCCTGTTTTTTGGCTCCGTGTGGAGCATCAATTACGAGGAGATCCTCGGGCTCGTCCGCGTCGTCAAGAAGAACGGCTGGCGGCTCGTCATCAAGGGCCGCATCTTTGGGATCTCGGAAGACCAGCGCCGGCGGTTCATGGGGGCGCTCGACGATTCCGTCCGTTTCGAGTGCTTCGTGTACAAGATCGGCCACGAACGCGAGAACAGCCTCGCGTCTGTCTTGGAACGGTTTCCCGTCCGTGCCATCCTCCCGATCCAGGGCTCTTTTCACCACGCCAGCTACCTGAGCAACCGGATCTTTGAGTGCCTCTCGAACGGATTCCTGATCCTTACCAATAACCCTTTTGTCAGACAAAAATTCGGGAGCGTGGTCTACGACAACGACCTCGAACGGCTGCTCACGGCCCACGAGGAGCTGCTTCTGGACAAAACGCGGTGGCTCGCCGTCTTTGAGGCACAGAAAAAAGAGTACCTCGAAAAATTCTACGGCTTCCTTCACATCGAGCGCCTCTTCTCGTTCTTTCAGCAGGCCACCGACGACAAGTTCATCCTGTTGGAGCCCGAGAAAGAGGCTCGCTGCGAGATCACGTTCACTCGTTCTTCCGTAAACGCCGTCACGAACGAGACGATCCGGGCTCTGCTCGTGGAGCCGCGGGATGTCGTGGTGGGCGACAACGACCTTTCTCGCATCGATCCTTTCCTCCTGCGACGCCTCGCTTCGTTGGCTCATTACGGCAACCGCGTTCGCGTCGAGCCCTCCTGTGCCAAGAAAGCATACATTCGGAGCATCCTGACGGACTCTGGCATCGAGATCATGACCCAGAACTATTTCCAGTTTTTCCTATCCAGAAACGCCTCGTAAGAAAACGCGTTCTGTTTCTCGTTGATGGTATCGAACCGACACGCCTCCTCGGCCTCCAGACCAAAGACGTCGCGGATCCATGCGAGGTTTTTCTCGTGGTCTTCCGAGACCATGGCGTAATCGAGCCATTTCTCGATCCTTGATTCCCGGAAAAAAAGAGCCTCGAACGCGTGCTTGTTAACCGAGAACGTGTGGAGCTCGTTCAGGTCAAAGATCCCCGGCGGGATGCCGGGGTACACCGTGTTGCTGAAGCCGTAGGTTAATGCCATCTTGTAGGAGATGTACGACTCGAGTTCGTTCCGGTTCAGGTAAACCAGCCGGGCATTGTTTTCTCGCAAAAAGCGAAAAATCCTCTCGTGTTGTGCCACAAAGCCATCGTAGTCATACAAAAAATCGACCGTGTATTTGAAGACCAGCCGGGTCGTTCCCAAGCGAGACCCGGCAAAATCGACGAATTGTTGAAAATACGCGCCGTCGTCGCCCGTGTTCTCGCGGAACAGGCGGCGGTACGGGCAGAGCACACCTCGTTCGTTCGTCATGTCGAACGAGTCCATGTAGGCATTCCCCACATTGAAGATCTCGGAGAGGGCCAGCACGGTCTGGGGCTGACATTTCTGGAGGTAGTCGATGATCAGCGTCGAGCCCGTCCTCTTGCCCGAGACGAGGCACCAGACCTCCGGCTCCGGTTGTTTTTTCCAACCCTCCGCGATCTGGAGCCGGTCGGTTATGCACTCCCGGTAATAGACCTCGTCGGATCCATCCAGATCTCTTTCGTCCAGCCGCGTGCAGTCCACGAGGTCATCATCATGCAAAAACGGGTTCGTGTAGCCGGGTTCACAGAGCAGCACCCGCTTTTTCATTTATCGTCATGGGTATTTCTTTGTCGCGACAAGAATCGTTCGGGCGTCTGTTCCGACCTCTCGATCACCGGTCTTTTGCCCGGCTGGAAAGGACGGATCGTCCCCCCGGCCTCCTCGTATATCTTCTGGCGCGTCAGGTAGTGCCGGCGCAGGATGGCATTGTTGTCGACCATGTCGATGATGATCGGCTCGACGTCCGGCGTGCGAAAGACGCGGCCAAGGTACTGGATAAAATACTCCTCGGTGTCCGTTGCCAGGATCAGCATGTCCAGCTTGTTGTGCGAGAAGCCCGTGCCCACTTTCTGGAAGGTCGCGACCAGGATCCTCGCCTCCTCGTCGAACGAGCTCTCGGTGTCCGTGAGCGTCGCCACGTGCTCCCCCCGAGCGGCGAGCGCCTCGCGCAGCCACCGGATCTGGGAGACGCGCTTGCTCAGGATCAGGATGTTGCGATCCGAGAACTCGCGGCACAGGTCCACGACCATGCCGTTCCGCGCCTCGTTCTCGGTCTGCTGCTCAATCACCGAGCCCCACAGGATCTTGCCGCGTTCGTCCAGTTTTGCCGCGATCCTGATCCCCGTCTCGTACCGATAGACGAGGTGTTTTCGGTGGAGGCGCCGCACCACGCGACCCAGCCCGAAATACAGCCCGAGCAGCGCGTCGAAGCCGTCCGGACGGGACGGCGTCGCGCTGAGCCCGAGGAGGTACCGCGGCGTCAGGTAGCCCAGTGCCTGGGACAAGACCTTGCTCATGATCATGTGGCACTCGTCCACAATCACAAAACCGATGCCCAGACCCCGGTAGAAAGACTCCGGTCTTTTGGGCACGTTCAGGGCGTTCATGACCAGGAACTGTGCCGGCTGGATCTTGCTCTTGGAGGTCAGGTGTTGGACGCGTGCGTGCTCACCAAACACGGCCCGGATGCTCGACAGCCACTGCTCCAGCAGGACGACCTTGTTGATGAGGATCATTGTGCGCAGCCCGATCGTGGACGCGATCGACAGCGAAGTGATGGTGTTGTGCGTCACGATGCCGTCCCACAAGAGAAAACGACCGTTCCCGTCCAGCGTGAATCCGTGGTAGCGGCTCCGGCCGACCGGCTCGATCGCCATCTCGAACGGGTGAAAGATCTCCTCCAGCGGATCCGAAAAATACAGGTGGTCTTTCTCGCGGCGCTCGATCCGGAAGCCGGCCGCCATCACGTCGCGCAACGAGCAGCGATCCGTCACGTGCCATCCACCCGTCTCCGGCAGGACGACCGATCGGCTCAGGATCGCCTCTCGGCTCTCACGGTCGTATCCACGGTACACGCCGGGATCGCTCCTCTTCTCGCGCAGGTAGTCCACGACCGAGACGTCGGCCAGCGCGCCTGTCGCACGATCCCGGATCGTCAAAATGTGATCGGCGTTGCAGACAAAGCCGAACCCGTGCCGGACGGAGCGCACCCGAACCATGTCGCTCTCACCGCTCCCGAGAGCCAGCACTGTCCGGGACAGGCCGTCGTCGCCGACCAGCCGGTCGCCGATCCGCAGGTCCTCGACGACGCGCCAGCCGCCTTCCAGCATCATGACCCGCGTGCCCGGAGCCAGGCACTTGCCGCCGCCCGGGTACACGGCCATGATGGCCGATCCTTCCTTGCCCAGGATCTGGAGCGTCTCCCTCTTGATCTCCTGCTGCTCCGGCCGGAGCGTCCCGATGAACCCGATCTTGATGGGTGCACAGTCCTGTCGTTGGGTCCGGTACGCCTTGTGGTAGTACCGCATGCCCCAGTCGAATGGCAGGTAGGCGTGGTGATCATCGCGACGGAACGCGCAGTGCTTCGGCACCTGGATCCAGGGACAGCGCTGGAGGCGCTTCTGGGTCTGCTTGTTCACCTCGTCAATGTTCAGGTGCTTCTCGAATTCCTCAATGTCGTGGTCTCGGATCGCGTCGACCGGTACACGGAGAGACATGTGTTGCTCGGTCGGGTTCAGCCCGGCCGCCGGATCATTTTTTTTTTTGCATTGAAATCTAAATGTTGGTCAGTTATAATAAAACCAGCGATGGACGATCGATTCAGCATCATCTTTCCCGTCGGGGAGAGACAGGAACAGCCGTCTTTTGTCCTGTCGAACCTTTTCTCGCTGCTGTTTGACAACTCGCTGGAGAACGACCGGATCCAGGAGGCCGTCCAGAACAGCATGGATACCTACAACCAGGAGATCTTCCGACGGAAAGACGAGTTCCGGCTTGCCGACATGACCGAGATCCCATCGGATTACGTCATCCCGGAGAACGCCGTGTGCCGGATCTGTCTCGAGGCTCTCACTCTTCCGTTATACCGGAACCGTTGTGGCCACGAGTTCCACACGCGGTGCATCGAGACCGCGGTCGCGCACCAGCACTACAAGTGCCCCGTGTGTTCGGGCGAGATCCCGGTGGTACGAAACAACGTCTGGGAGGACGTCGTTTTTGAGAACGAGGACGGCCACCGGATCGCGTTTTCCTGACCGCTGCTTTATTATTTTTTTTCCCAGAGAAAAAAAAGTGAGTAATCCATGAGCAAGAAACCGATCGATACGGATCTTTACGAGGAGGTCAAGGAAGAAGCGAAACACCGCTTCGCCGTGTGGCCGAGCGCCTACGCCTCGGGTTGGCTCGTCCGCACCTACAAGGCGCGCGGCGGACGCTACGCGGGCGATCGCCGGCGATCACCCAAGAAAAAGAGTCCGGCGACGGGCATCGACCGCTGGTTCCGCGAGCAATGGGTGGACGCGTGTCACTACCTCGAGACGGGCAGGGAGCGCGCCTGCGGTCGACGGCGAGCCGAGAGCGCCGGCTACCCGTACTGCCGGCCGTCCGTCCGAGTCAGCCGCGACACGCCCAAGACCCTCGGAGAGTTCCTCGAGGAGCACGGCGAGGAAGGGCTGGAGCGGGTCTGTCGCCGCAAGAGAAAGGCTCCGTGGGAGCGCATGGCGCGGGCCTGAGAGTCTCCAAAAATGAAGTCTTTTCAAAGAAAAAGGAGGAAAAAACAGAGATGAACTACCGGTGGCTCCTCCTTTTTCATCATTACCTGCTGCTCGGGGAGTGGAAAGCCTTCCACCCGCGGCACGGAGCATTGCGGGCAACCATCGATGCCGGGGAGATCCGTTTCAGCCTGGACATGCCGCGGCTGGGCGGTCTCTATACGACGCGCAAAGCGTTCGAGGGGAATTTCATGGTGAAAAACGAGACTCATTTCCGCGTCTCTGTCCGGCGCCACGACTCCGTCCTCACGTCCGTCCTGGGCTTTGAGACCGCCCTACCGCTCCGGCCAAAAGATGGGCATCATCACGGGCAGCATCCTGTGCTCGTCCCCGACGGTCGTTATCATGAGCGTCACCAACCGCCTCCGCCCCACCGCTCCGGCCAACAGATGGGCATCATCACGGGCAGCATCCTGTGCTCGTCCCCGACGGTCGTTATCATGAGCGTCACCAACCGCCTCCGGCGGTGCGACGACCGCTCGACCAGCCGGATCATCCTCCACCGGGTCGTCTCCGACGAGAAAATCACGTCGACGCCGATCCCGATTTTCCTGATGGGCCAGTTCACCGGCTTCTGTGTCTCGCACTGGTTCGATCTCCTCTTTCATCTCCTCACCCGAGGAGACACGCCTCCGTGAACGACGGGATCGGAAACCGGTAGTAGGTCGCAAAATCCAGCTGATGGAGGATCTTGGAGATGTTCCGGCTGTTCTGTGTATAAGTGTCCCACGTCCGTGTCCACACGCACACCGACAGCCGGTCGTCCGACGACACCACCGCGATCTCCGTACCGTTGTGGTAATCGAGAGAGAGGTCGATCCGGCGGAGGCTGTGGATGTGGAGCGGGTGGAAAACCCACCGGTTCTCCACCAGCTCGGGCTGGTAGTCACGGATCACGGTGGCTACGAGCTCCGGACGGTTGTGCATGATCCCCGTCTTGGTAATGGTGACGTTGCTGTCCGGCGTCCTGGAGAATTGGATCCGGACGCAGTCCCAGTCGATCTCGGCCGTCTGCTGGACGTAACGGCTGCTCAGGACCTGGATCCAGTTGCCCTCCAGGAAATCAGGAAATGGCGGCGCACCGAGCCGCGCCGAGGCACCGGCACAGAGGAGCAATAACACAGACCACACCTTCATTTTATCTCGAACCTTTTTTTTTTTTTAGATCGAGATCCTCGTTTTTGTGATTTAAAAAAATAATCAGCACGATAAAAAATGTCCGTCTGCAACCAGCCGTCGCCTTCTACGGGCAGCATCGCGGATCCTAATTTTATTGTGGTGCCCACGGGTGGGTGCTGGGCGAGGGCGGATTTCGCCGAGATTATCAACCGGACGATCATCACCAAATCCATCGTGGCCGTGGACTGCTCGGAGGACGGCGGGACGAGCCTTTCCCAAGCGATCGTGGCCGGGGTGCAGGGCGCGAGCGCGACGGGCGGCGCGTCGAACGAGGTGCTCAGCGGCCTGCTGGACAAGCTGGTGAGCTGCATCATCAACAACAACGGGATCATCTCGCCGACGGATCCGATCGTGATCGCGTACGTCATTGATGCCAACACGCAGCTGGTGGTGGCCACGTCGACGCCGCCCAAGAGCCTGGTACCGGTGGATCCGCGCCAGAAATTCGACGTCGTCGGCAACAACGGAGCCAACGACACGGTGATTGTCTACGAGAAGCTCCTGGCCGAGCCGTCCTCGTGGTACGAGTTTGTGGCGCCGGACACGTTCGACCCGACGTTCTCGACGTTCTCGTACCGCTTCGTGTCGTACGCGAGCGAGTTCTACCGGCTGGTGATCCAGGTGCGGCTGACGCCCATACCCGTGCTGTACCCGTGCTCCGTGATCGTGCCGGAGCAGGAGGTCGACGCGTGCTGCGCCGACGAGGACTGCAACAGCGGGGCATTCGAGGACGTCTGGAAGCTCTGCCTCTGAGCGAAAATTGAAAAACACGTCGGATCTCTTCTTACAAGATAAGATGAGACTGCTTGTCTTGTGGGAAGCGGTGTCGCTCTTTATGGCCTCGTACGCGACGAGCGAGGCCATACTCGCGTACCCCGATCACCGGTGCTATCATCAGACAAAAGACGCGGCCTGCGCACGGGGGAGCGACCGCTTTGCGGTCTGGCTTTTTTTCAGCACGTGCCTCTGGACCTATTTTTTTTTCCCGTTGTGCGTCCTGTTTTTTTATCGACTCGCACAAAAAGAGGAGCCGGACGACGATATTGTCCTCGTGTGACTTGATCAGGCGGGAGCGGCCGCGTGCCGCTGCCTCGGGCACACGACATCGGGCTTGTTGATGCCCATGGAGCATTTCTCGAGATAGGTCCGGAGGATGTCCACGACCTCGTGGTAGGACTTTTGTCCACCGATCTCCCGGAGGTACACCCTCCGAGCCTCCTCAGACTCGGCGATCAACGGCAGGAGGAAATCCCGGATGATGATGGACTCCCGGTGTCCCGGATGGACACGGCACCACGACCGGACAAAAGAAAGATCTTGCTCATCCCTTTTTTCGATATACCGCTTGAGGAAAAAAATCGTCCAGGTCTGGCAGAACGAGTCCGCGGGGAGGCTGTGCTGGTGGAGGCCGTTGTACTGGACGCCCCATTCTTTGCCGCAGAAATTGTACCCATAACAGTGGCCTAGGTCGTGCTGCCGGTTGATGCCCCGGGTAAGGATCAGCCCGGCATCCCGAAAGGCTTTCCGTACCGCCGGGAGGATGGTCTTGCGGCCGTGCTCGTAGAGTTCCACGCCAGAGTCGAAGCTGATGAGCGTCCTTGTTTTTGGGTCGTAGACAAAGGCCACGTAGTGGACGAGATTCCCGCTGTAGACGATCATGACGGTGAACAGGCATTTTTTCTCGGAGAACTCGGCCATGTTCTGTTTCACGAACTGGTTCAGAGATAGGTTGACCAGCTTCATGTGCTCGCGCTGGGCACGCCGGCTCATGCCCGTTATTTGTGTCTGTACATCGGGCTGCTGTATCTGCTGAACCTGCTGGATCATGCGAAGGGTGAGGAGTTTTTTTTCCTCCTCGATCTCGGGACGGAGCAGCCGATCGAGCCGCTGCTGCTGGGTCTGGCTGGGTCGCGGCGCCTCCACCGCGCCCAGCTCGACGATCCAGCTCCCGAGCCACTTGTGGGTCTTGTTTTTCTCACAGAGCCGGATCGTCTTTTCAATGATACTCCTGCGCAGCCCCTTGTTGTTCATGGTATGGATAAAGGACTGGATGAGATCGATGACCTCGGGGGAACGGCAGATCTGGCGCTGCTGCTGGTTCATTTTATTTATATGAGATTTTAAAATCGAGAAAAATATAAAAATGTCGCCCAGGAAACCGTCTCGCTGGGGTGCTTTCCTGCCGGTGTCCGCCTCCATGGAGATCCACCACTCTGAAAAAATGATGACAGACGGGATCCGATTCTTTACCATTGTGCGATTCAGCGGCTCTGACGGACGGATCGTCCACCAGATGTTTTACCGCACCTCGGGACACAACACCGGGGTGAAAGACACCTGGTTCCCGTGCGACGGCCTGATGGTCGACGAGCACACGGGACAGGATCTCTTTGTGAAATTATCGCAGACCAATTTCAGCCGCGCGCTGTCGGCTCGCGAGGATCTCCTCCAAAAGATCGCCCGGCAGGGCATCGACGGCCTGACCGATCCTTCCGCCATACGGACGGGGCTGCTGATGCGGTTCGGGACGCCGGACTATGCCGCGTGTTCCCGTCTCCTCGGGGGTGGTTTGTGGAACACCACGATTGGAATCGTCTTGTGCGAGCATCTGGGGCTGGGCGACGACACCGGTACGGTCGTCCTGGATCCGGCCGCAAAGATGATGAGTACCGACCAGTCCATGAACGAGTTTGTGGCCTGGGCCGTGTCGACGAATTCTTATCCGGAAGAGTACGCGACCAGGACCGTCTCGCGCTGCAACCCTTTCCGTGTGGATCTGAGGGAGTGGTACAAGAAAACCCTGGATATCGGCTCCGGCCTCGCCTACCGGAAGCGTTTCCGTGGCGGGGAGTGCAATCGGCACGTGTCTTTCAGAACCAGCGAGAAAAAGATCCCCGTGTTCTGTCTGTATAACGACCTCACCATGATGGGCTGCGACGTCTTTGACGGCCTAATGAAAATAGCCCGCGCGAACCACGAGCGGTTCCGTGCCGGAGAAGAACCACTCCGACTGCTCACCGGCAGGAAATGAATGTTTGCCAGGTCATGAAGCACGCCTGTCTGTACAAGCACCTCTACGAGGATCTGCTCCGGAAACAAGGACCGACCAGGACGACCACGGAGAAGCGCCTGCTGACCTACACGCGGCAGGACGGGCACGTGTGCTACCGCTACGAGGACGTGGATGCCATGCTCAAGACCCTGGAGATCGTGCTCACGGATGCCGAGATCGACTGGCTGTTTGATCACCACGTCATTATCGCCGGCAACGCCGCCATGACGGAGTTCTTCTGGGTGGTGACCGCGCTCGCGTCCGACGCGCCGCCCACGGTGCGACAGGTCGCCGCGCTCCTCGAGACCGATGAGCCGGTGTACCACCGTACGGTCTCTGCGGTCACAATCGGACGCGGAAAGAATGACATGGCGCAGGAAACGCGCACCAGCCGGGTGATTATCTGGGTCAAAAAAGATGCCACGCGCGCGTCAAGGCTTTAGACCGTGTACGTTTTGGGCACGCAAAAAAAAAAATGTGGGTTAGAAAAATGACCGAATACCTCAAGATCCTGTACTGGACACAGATCACCGACGATAACGTGTCTTTCCGTCCTGTTTTTTTTTTCCACCCGCGCGTGGACATCCTGGCGTTTCTTGAGGATCGGCGGTACCGCGACATCCCCATCCAGATTCGGAACACGAACGGCCTGTACGACGGGTTTCACTACGCAACGATGGATATCGCGACCGGCCTCGGTGCGTGTCCGGCGGATCTGGATCCCGTCAAGCCGGTTTATGCGGCGACGCTCGCGTCATTGTCGTTCACGCTCTATCCCACCGCGCCGTTCGTGGGCGAGTTTGCGGTGCTGATGGACGCCCCGAGAGAGAAAAAGGACAAGGACGTCTTGGGGCTTTTCAGCCGGCGGCACCGACGCCGGCTCCACCGACCGTCCAGCAAGAGAGCGAGGAGACAGAGACGGCCTGTTTCAAGAAATCAGGAACAAAGTACTGGGTCTTTGTCGTGGTTTTTTTCCTCGTGCTGATCCTGCTCATCCTCTTGTGTTTTCTGCCAAAAAAATAAATAAAGAAATAAAATGACGACGGTGTTCTCACAGAGCAAGGCGCTCCACGCCTCGAGGGTCGTGCGACACCTGTACCGGATCCGGGAGGCTTTTTTCTGGTCGTTCGCGATCGGCCGGGCGTACCACGTCGAGGTCTCGTACCGCCCGAGCGGCTCATCCAAACTCACGCTGCGCGCCCGGCTCCAGGGCCTGGACTTTGACGAGACGGCCTCGTGCCGCAATCGGGACGATCTGTTCCGGCTCCTGTACCTGATCCTGACCCGGCTCCCCGGCTGGACGCGCAAGTTCACCGAGACGTTCCGTGTAGGTCGCAAGATGCTCGTGACGAGCGAGTTCATCCCGAAAGACTACGCGACCATCATTGAGCGCACGCCGGCCGATCGTCTCGAGCCGCGGGAGATGCGTGGGGCGATCCTGGCCGGCACGCTCGCGGGGAGCCGGGTCCTGGATTTCCTGGACGCCCGCGACCGGCGGGCGCATCTCGCGGGAAAAAAAAACGCGCCCGGCGCCTGAAAATTTTTTTTTTGTCAGGAAAGAAAATGAGGAACTGCAACCCTAATAGCCCCAAGGCCGGCAACCCGCTGTACACGTGCAACCACGCGACCGGCCGCTGGAACAAGATCCGGGCGGCCGCGCGGCACGGCCAGGATCTGACGGTGGCTGAACTCCGACAACTCGCCCGGCTGGAAGGCATCCGCGGCTATTCGCGCATGACCAAAGCCCGGCTGATCCAGGCGCTCGCGGCCGGTGCCGCTCCACCCGCGCCGGCCAAGAAAGCCGTGCCGGCCAAGAAAGCCTCACCGGCCAAGAAAGCCTCACCGGCCAAGAAAAATGATTTTGCGGTGGTGTGCAAAGAGATGGAGCGTGAATGTCCCATGCCCGAGTCGCTGGAGGCCGAGCCGTGGTGCGACCACCGCGCCGACGATGTCTTTTACCTGAAAGACGGCGGGCACGTGTACTGCCACACCGCCAGAGAAATCTACAACATCATCGAGGCAAATATCCCGTCCTACCAGATGCCGTACGTCAAGGCGCAGCTCCCGACCTGTCCCTTCTCCCGTCGCCTGCTGCCCATGCGGCTGCTCGATGACCTGGTGGGTCGGATCCGTGATGGCCGGGTGCCACCACCGACCGACGACAAGGTGCGTGCTTTCTTGCGTTTGCGTCATGGGCTGTACCAAGAGACCGCAAATGTGGTCAATGCCGTGACCCGATCGAATCGGATCAAGGCCATCCTGCGCACCGTGCTCAACAACGATCGGATCCGGAATCCGCCCCGCGGGAACGCGGCGGTCGTTGCTTTTGTCACCGGCGGTTAAAAAACTGACGTCGTCTTTATCATTGAGCCACATCATCATCAGACATGATGTGGCCGAAAGCGCTCGAGAACCTGGACACCATGATGCTCCACCGGGGCTACGTGTTTTTGCGCTTCCCCGAAGAGAACTACCTCCTGTACGCGGACTCGGAGAACCGGCAGATCCTGGTCTGGTGCTTCCTCCCGGAGAAGCTGAACATTGATGGCATCAAGGAATTCATCCACACGCTGGAGAAAGGGGGCTACACCCACGGGATGGTGATCTACAGCGGTCTGCTGACGAGCAGCACCAAGAAAGTGCTGGAGAACCTGTACAAGTTCCGGATCGAGCTCTTTGTCCACAAGGAGCTCCAGTACGACCTGACCAAGTTCCGCTACTACTGCCCCCACGAGAAAGTGGGCGCGGAGGAGGCGGCAGAGATCCGGAAACGGTTCGGCGGCTCGCTCCCGAGCCTCCTGCGGACGGATGCCGTTGTCCGGTATTTCTTTTTCCAGAAAAACGACGTCATCCGGATCACGCGACGGAACGGCACGATCGTGTACCGGGTTGTCAAATAGATTGGAAAATATCTAAATACAGAAAACTAGCCTCCAAAATGAAAATCAGCTACGTGGATTTCTGGCTGGAAACACGGAATGCCCCGCTCTCTCCCGCCGAGATCCATGGCGACGGCTGGTCCGCAATCGGGACGTCTCGGGAGCTCAGGGTCATCCACGAGGGCGTCGGGCTCTTTCACGTGACCAGCCTGGAAAAAATTATCGGTGAAAAGATCCACATCACGGATCCGCGAGACGCGGACGTCATTGTATGTTCAGGATTCGGAAACGTCCGCTATTTTTTTCCCCACAAGATCAAGATCTTTTTGTGCTACGAGGCGACATTCCCGATCGATCTGCCGAATTCCGTGTGTTTTTCCTCCAGCCTGGAGCATTTCTATCTGCCGATCTATCTCTGCTATCATGATTTTGATCTGTACGTTTTTCTCCTACAAGGCGGTCGCAGCCTCGATGAGTTGGCGTTCCAACAGAAAAAAGACTGCCTGTCCATCATTTCCAATCCGAACGGGGAGTTCCGCAATCGGTTTCTTGAACAGCTGATGGAGCATTTCAGTGTCGATAATTACGGAAAATACGCCAATAACACGAGAGACGAGGTGATTGATTCCTCCTGCTGGTACGATCCGAGGATCAGCACCGTCATCCAGCGGTATAAATTCATGATCTGTATGGAGAACTGTTCCATGCGTGGCTACCATACCGAAAAGATCATGCACGGATTCAGAAACAATGTCATTCCAATCTATTACGGCGATCCCGAGTGTCAGAACATTTTTAATCCCAAAGCCTATATCAATGTGAACGAACTGGGAGTCGAAAAATCCATCGAAAAAATCCGGTTTCTCTCTCAGAATCTGAAAGAATACAATGAGATGCTCTCGGAGCCCAAGATCCACTCGGGATCGATCCTGATGTCTGACTCGTACCATAAATTCATGTCTCGAGCCTATTTCGAACAGACCATCAGGACGATCTTTGAGCACGCCGGCAAAGATTTTTTTCTCCATCAATAAAGATGGCCAAAAAGAAAAACGCCTTTGCCCGACCAGAGGTCTGGGGCTCACCCGCCTGGGTGTTCCTCCACTGCGTGGCAGGGACGTTCCCGGAGCGACCCACGGCCGCGGATCGGGCGAATTACCTGCGATTCTTTTCGTGCCTCCAAGACGTCCTGCCGTGCCGCCTCTGCCGCAAGCATTACGGTGCTTTCCTCCGGCGTTTCCCGCCCGACATCGAGGATCGGCGGTCGCTCAAAGAGTGGGCGGTGAGAATCCACGACTACGTCAATGCCCGGCTCAAGAAGCGAGTCATCCGCGACTGCGACACCGCGGACGAGCTCATCCTCCAGAGCTCGCAGCAGCAACAGCTACTTAGATTTTAACCCGGTCAGCCACGACGAGGACTGGATCTTGTCCCCGAGGCCGTCCAGGAGGCGGATGCCGAGCGCCTCGCAGACCGGCCTCTCGGGGATGCTGTCGTTGAACGCGTCGCCCCCGTTCACGAAATCGGTAATGGGGGGATCGATCGACCGGATGGTCGCGCAGACCGTCCTATCCACGTCGATCGACATCCAGACCTCGTCCACGATGCGCAGCGCCCGCATGATGGTCACCCTCTCCTCCGCGGGCATGAACGCCTTGCCCTTTTTGAGCACGGCCTGCGCGTCGTTGTTGACAATGACGACGAGCGATCCGTCCTCACCACAGAGCTCTTTGGCACGCTCGAGGTATTCCAGATGCCCTTTATGAAAAGGATCAAAATAACCAGAAACACAGACTCTCCGCTTCATCGATTCTATAGTTGGACAGAAAAAAAATCTCGTCGCGTCGTCGGAAAAAAAAAAAATAAAAAAAAAAACATTTAAACAAAAAGC